TCATCGAACGCGGCTCAACACCAATTTGAGGTGGTCGGCCGTCACATCCGCCACCAACTGCTCATCAGAGGCCGGAAAGCCGACCAACGGTCGAGCCGTGAGACCCGGATGGTTCACGCGCTTCCGCACCAGCCCCGCGAATGCCAGCGCCTTGGCCTTCTTTGGCGTGATCGTGTATGGCTTGGTGCCCAGGTGGTGCCATGCTGCCTTCTCGTCGCTGAAGCCAAGGCGCAACTCCGCGCCCGTCACCTGATAGTTGAAGCTCCCCAGCAAATCGCCGTTCCCATACAAGATTCGACCGCCGCGCCGGGCCTGCACCTTGCGCGCGGTGGCCAAACTCATCTGGCCGTTCTTGCGAAACGACTTGCCTTGCTGCTGCCAAACCGCTGTGCCTATAGTCAGCGGTGACAACGGCTTCCACTTCGTGCCATCCGGCGCCAGCCCTTTGTCATGGCGCTCCTGATTCACCCGGAACAGCGATTCGCCAATGCTTCCCAGCATCTGCTGGGGCGTAATCACTTCCTGGCGTACGGCATTCAACGCTTGCAGCAGGTGTTCGGCTTGAAATTCGTAGGTGAGTTGCATGTGGCCGTCCCGTCGTAATGGAGATGCGGCCATACGAGGCCGCACCAACTATTTCTTGTAGACCAATCGCCCGACGCGCTGTTTATCGAACGCCGCTGCGCGGTCTTCCGGCTTCTCTTCGGTTCCCATAAAGGTGGATGTGCCAGTCCACCCATTGCTGCCCCACTCGAACACCGCATAGCCGTATTCGTTGCTCCCCGCCAGCTCGAACGCGCGCAGATAGCGGCGCTTGAGGCGCCAGCGGCCGTTTTCATTGGCATCCTTCACCCAGGCCCACCAGATTTCATCCGGCTCAATGAGCGTCATGGCCAACAGATTGACCGACTCGAAGCGGCTTGCAGTGTGGGCCGCAGCCGGCGCCGTGAAGCTGCCCAAACCATCTTCAAACAGCGCCTTGGTGATTGCCAACGTGCTGCCGGCTGCATCGGTAAAGGCCGCACCTTCTTCCATCGACGCACCGAAGACCTCCAGAAAGTCCGCCACGGCGACTTCCGGCGCGGTGCTGGCCGGAAGCAACACGCTTTTTGGCACCATCGTAGGCGCAGGCGTAGCGGGCGGCGTGAAGCTGGTGGGCCACTGCGTGCCGCGCTCTTTCAACACGGCGTCGTAACCCTCCAGCGGCGGAACCGTATGCGGCTCCAGCCACGCTTTGCCTGGGTTGTAGGCAAAACCCGGGTCAATGCCTTTGGGCACGCGCACCGTGCGCGGCGCGCTACCGTGAGCGCCCACCACGCGCTCTTCCCATTCGATGGGTGGCGCTTCGTCTGGGCCGGTCTTGCCCTGCGCTTCCCACTCCCGCTGCGCTTCGATGCGCGACAGCGAATGCACGCTGCACTGGCAACGCCAGCCGTTCTGCGGCATGTGTGTGGTCCACCAAGGATCAGTTATCGGCAGGACCAACCCATCCCATGCAAGGTGCTGGAGACGTGGGTGTTCCGTGCTGTTGTGCTTGTATCGCAGGTACGGCCGCAGGTGGGCCACGTCCATCATCTGCTTCCAACGCCCGGCGTTGTATGCCTGCCGGATGTTGGTGTCATAGATGATCTTGCTGCGCCAGCCGGGCGCACCGTTGTGTGCCCAGCCGTACTTGGCGACGATGGCGTCGAAATCCTTGCGGAACTGCGGGTAGCCGGTGCCTTTCTCCTGCGCCTGGTGGATAGCGTTATAGAAGTCTTCCACCAGCCCATCGTGCGCGGCACCAGCGACTACAAAGGCGTGGCCATGCTGCTCTTGCCAGAGGTCGGTCCAACCTGAAGACGGCAGGCGTGTTTTGTTCCGGAAGTAGTCAATGGCTTCCGAGAATGGCAGGCGATCAGGCGAAGCTTGCATCGAAATCCACCATGCTAGGATGCCCAAAAGTGGGGGGGATACATTGATGGCCGACGCTGAATTCGACAGGCAGCACAAGATCGAGACTTACAAGTCGATGATCTCCATTTCGGTGGAAGCTTTCAAATACCTCGCCCTGCTCAATGGTGGAGCGGCGGCAGGCATGCTGGCAGGAGCCGACAAGCTGGTAAAAATCCTGCCTCTGTGCCCTTTGCGCTTTACCCTTGCTTGTTTTGTTGTCGGGCTGCTGGCTGATGGACTCGCTTTGTTTCTTTCTTACTGGACGCAAAGCAGCCTCTTCAATGAGAGCTTCAATCGCGCACCGACTGGGCGCCACATCACCATAGTCAAAGCCGCAGTTGCGCTTTGCCTCTTGAGTCTGCTTGCCTTTTGTATTGGTGCCCTGGTTGCCGCAATGAACATTCACGCGTAACCGAGTTGTTCCCCGGCGCGTCAATTTTCACCTCCGACATCCGCGCGTCCGGCCAGATTCGCGGCCGTCATCCCAAGCGTCATCGCCTCGGTCCACTTCGGGTCGCCCATCGTCAGCGCTTCGATGCCTGCAATGGCTTCTTCGTAGCTGCCTGCGTTCGCCACAATGGCCGCGATCTGTTCGATGTGCGCCTGCTCGCGCGGCACGCACAGCGTGGCCAACTGGGCGGCATATGCGCCAGCGATATCGCTGTCTACCGTGCCTGCCTTGCTGGCCAGCGCGGCCAGGCGCGTGAGAGCTGCATCGGCCGGCGTCGATACCGGCTCTGCCTTGGCCGGTGCCTTCAGCATCGCCGCACCGCTGGCCGCACGCGGAATCTGCATGGCCTTGTGCGCCCAGTCCAAATCGATCTGCATGCCGATGTTGGTTGCCTTGGTCAGCACATCAGCCATCTTCGATTGATCTACCGTCTCTTCCGTCAGGTAGCAGAACTTCGGCATGCGCTCTTCGGTAAACATGCCATTGACCAACGCGATGGGCCGGACCAATTGCGCGGTGATGGTCGGTTCGATCTGGCGCACGTCGTGCAGCATGATTTCGCGCCGTACCTTGTCGTGAATAACGCCGAGGGCATTGGTGCTGGTGTGTCCATCGGCCTGGCTGGTGAGCGTGCCGCCCAGGATTGCCAGCGATTGCTTACGTTCCCAATACGAAATGGAGTTGAGGAAGTCGTCAACCGTGCCCGACTTCACCGCCTGGATAAAGTCGATGGTCATGGTGGCCGGCACAACGCCTGCGCCATCGTGGCCGATGTTGCGCACAGCTTTCAGCAGCTCGTCGCGTTGCTTGGGGCTGATGCCGGCCGGATACTTGCCCAGGCGCAGCGGCAGCCCGTACACCTCCAAGAAGCGCTGCATGTCGCGTACGTTGTAAGCCTTGTAGGCATACGTCCACGCCAGCACGCGGAACAGTGCAGATTGCTCGATATAACCGGATTTGGCGCGGTGCTCATGCACCACCCATTTCCACGGCCGCAGCGGTTCGGGAATGCCCATCTTCAGGAATTCCATGGCACCCGTTTCTCGGTCCACCTGGAACATGCGTTGTGGCACCCACAACAATGCATTCGGTGTCCACGTGCTGCCGGTCTTCCAGTCGATTTCCAGCGGGGCGAAGCCCTTACCGATGGCATCGGTCAAGTCGTATTGGGCGTCTTCAAAGCGCGGGATCTTGCGCAGAATGTCAGCCAGCTCTTTGGTGCGATCTAACTCCGATTGCGTGGCATCGTCAGGTGGCGTCATTTGCCAACCCAGGCCCGTCACAGCACGGCGGCGCTTGGCCAGCTCCGCAAAGATGTGCGAGTCCTGCTCTTCCACCAGCTCATACAGCGCTGCTTGCTCAGTGATGTAGCCCTGATCCGCTGCAGCGAAAGCGTTGGCCAGGCGGCTCGGGTCCAGTGTGGTTACCGACATGTAGTTGAGCGAGTTGCCCTGCGTCGAGCGTGCGCCAGCTTGCAGCGTGTCGAGACCCGAACGCGACACCTTGGCAAGTGCCGCCTTGATCTGCTTAATCATCGTCGTCCCAATCGTTATTGGCGGCGCCGCGTCGAGCGGCAGCCGCCGAGGTGTATTCCCATTCCACAGCGAACTCATTGGCCAAGCGCCACAGCTTTTCCAGAGCATCCGGCCCGTCATCGTGGTCGGCTTCCGGCCAGAACTTCAGTTGCTCGTTCATCACCGTTTGTGAACGGTGCGTGCGAATCTTTCCGTTCTTCACGTGAGGCTGGAGAGCGATGATTCGCAGCTCCTTTTCCACGTCTTCGTTCATCGGAATGCCAGGGAACGCAATGCCTTGCACCGCCGCACGCTTGAGCAGCTCGGTGTAGAGAAACTCTTGGAACTGCACCGTCTCAACACCCCATGCGAGGCAGTGATATTCGGCCTGGAAGTCGATGGCACGGCTGATGATGAGGTCGGGCACGCGGCGCTCAATGTCCGCTTCCACCACATCCAGAACCATCGTGCGGCGATTCAAACCGCCCACGAGAATGGCCGACGGATCACGCTTCTTGTTCTTCTTGCCCAGCGATGGATCAATGGAGCCGAAGAACAGCCAATCGTTGCGTGTGTCCACCCAGAATTGCAGCGTCTTGAAAGGTGCTGTTTCGTCGTTCCCGGCCTCGTTCTGCTGTTCCTGGTTGAATGCATCGTGATCGGTTGCACGCATGCACATCAGGCGATATAGCGGGCGTACCTCCGGCCACGAAACCACCGCCCCGGCGTCCATGTCGGCCTTGTTGGCTTGGTAGAACGCCAGTGCTTCGGCCTCTGCGGCTTCTTTCGCGCTATCGTCATCGCCGCCGCTCGTGTAGATGCCTTCCCACTTGTCCCACAAGGCCATGCGATCAGGCCATTGCATGATCGACTTGAAGACACGACGCCGCCAGCCCGGCTTGCGCGATACGCGGTTGATCGCCGCGTCGTAATGGAGGCTTGTGCCAGGCCAGAAGACGTCCATGCCACCGCCTGGGCCAGCAAGGCCCAAAACGGCCTTCAGCACGAACGATTCAACCTTGTCGCGCTGCGCCTTGTCTCGCACGTTGTCATCGTTCTCAAGGTCATCAAGAAAGATGAGGTCAGGCCGGTGCGGGCCGTGCTTCATGCCACGAATCTTCTTGCCCGTTCCGCCGATACGCACCTTGCGGTTGTTGGCCGTAACGATGGTGGTCGCTTGCCACACACGGCCACGCCCACATGCTTCCGGGAAGTCCATCGCCAACCGCGGATTGCTGTCCAACTCGGCCTTGATCGACTCCAACATCTCGGCGGCCTGTTCCTCCGTGTTCATGATGATGCCGATCATGTGCTTGCGACCGGTCACGATGCACCACAGGCTGCCTAGCTGCGTCTCATACGTGGATTTGGCCTCGCCGCGCGGGGCCTGGTGGACTTCGCGCCCATCGGCCGGGCCGTCGATGACTTCCGGCAGGCGCTTGAAGATGAACTGCTGGAACAGCGAGAAATACGGCGTCGGCACGTAGTGCGGGAAGTACGTGCGGCAGAAGAATTCGTAGTCGTTCCAAGCGCGTTCGCGACGCGCCTTGCTAGCCTCCGGATCGGTATCGAACGCCTCACACTCCAGCTCGATGGTCTGCCGAATTTCTTCGCCCAGCTTGGCCAGCCCTTCTTCAAACTCGCGCCAGTTGCGGACTTCCGTAATTGCTCGCTCATTGCTTGCCATATCGCTTCCCCAGCGTGGCGCCGATCTCTTCCAGATGCGGTTGCAGTGCACGCAGCGCGTCCGCATCTTTCAGGCGCAGATGGTCGGCAATGGTCTTGAGCGTATCGAGTGCAACAGACAGGCCAGAGAAAGCCGGATTCACGCGCGCAAACGCCTTGCTGAACTTCGCATAGGCGTCCGCCAGTTGGGCCAGCAACTGGGCCTTGTCGGCGGCAGGGATGGTGGAGTTCTCCAGCTCGCGCGTGGTGGTGATGACCTGGCGCGCGAAGTCTTCCACCAACTGCTTGTTGAGGTCTTCCACGCCTTGTTCGCTGATGCGATAGGCTGCACGCGCGCTATCCCAGTCGTCACCCTTCGCCTTGGCGCGCGTCTTCCACTCCCGAGCGGTGTCGTAGCTGACGCCGCAGGCAACGGCCGCACCATTGAGCGGCATGCCTTCAACGTAGAGCTGGCGCACCCGGTCGCGGGTCTCTTGCGAATGGGCCATGGGTTACGACGCCGCGCGCTTGATGAGTTCGACGGCCACAGTTGCGAGCGCGCCGCCAATGCCGCCGCCCATGGCGGACAGCTTGGCGGTTTTCTCGATCTGGCGTTTGTCCTCGTTCTCCAGCGCCGTCACGCGGTTGCCCAGGCTGTCGATGCGCTTGCCAACGCTGGCTTCCAGCGCGTCGATGCGCTTGCCCAGGCTGTCTTCGATGCGGTCCATCCGCTCGCCTTGTGCTGCCTCCAGGCGGCGCACATCCGCGCGAATGTCTTCGATGCGGGCAGTCAGGCCCGTGTGCATGGCATTCACTGCGCCAGTCAGCTGGCCGATGCTGTGCATGATCTGCGCGTTGTCGCCCAGGCTCTTTTCGTTGCTCATTGAACTCGCCCTTCTTCGAAGTCGATCAGTCCGCCGAGCCGCGCCCGGCATTTTTCGTATTGGCCTCTGGCGTGGTTGATCCAGCCAGAGACGTCGGTATCGGTGGCAGCGGGTCCATCCGCTGCATCAGATGTGACGGCGGCGGCGCGCACGTTGTCAGCAGCGGTACCGTTGCTGGTGCCGTTGAGCACGCGCACAACGCGAGCATCAAGGCACTTGCGGCCAGTCGTGAGGCGGGATAGCGCATCGGATACCTCCTGGGTCTTCTGGGTCAGCGCGGTTTCAGTCTTGGCCAGTTTGTCCGACAGCACGTTGCCGCGCGTCTGTTCGGCCTCCAGGCGCTTGCGCGCGGTCTCCTCGGCTTTCGCGAGAGCCTTGGCTTGCGTCTTTTCCATGTCGGCAATCTCTGCCGCGTAGTGATTGCTCGCGAAGCTCCACGCAGCCAAGGCGCCGACGGCCAGCGCGATCAGGGTGCGGGTCATGTCGTCACCCCGCGCCCCCACGCCAGATAGCGCGGCTGCAAAACGTTCAAGATGCGATGCGGGTAGCCCAGGTTCTCCGGGCAGAAGCTGCGGTGGCGGCGTGCGGCGCCGCATGCGTTATCGACGGTTGCGCGGTCCAGCGCGGGCCGCACGGTAGCCGCTTCCTGTTGCCAGTGGCCCAGTCCGCCGTTGTACGCACGCAGTGCAGCCCACAGCCGGTCAAACTGGGATGCACCTCGCACGCGCTCATACAGCCAGCGGTCGTAGCCCACCAGCGTACGCATGGCCCACACCGGGTTGGTGGGCTGGCACTCATTGTTGGCAAGCCCATTCAATGCACACCACCAGCGGGCCGTGGCGGGCATGAACTGAGCCATGCCTTGTGCACCCACTCGTGAGACGGCAGCGGGATTCCAGCCGCTTTCCTGGTGGAACTGGGCGGCGAATGCGGCCACGGGTGCGTCCAGGCCCCATGTCTCGCGTGCGATGCGGACCAGGTCGGTGCGGTAGCGCATGGCGGCGCGCGGGATGGCTGCATCGGCGGCGAATGCAGTCGCAGAGGCGAACAGCAGTGCCGCCGCGAGCTGGAGCGCAGCGAGCACGCTTAGGAGGATCGACCGGCGCATGATTACGCACCCAGCCCAATGGCCAGCATTGCGCCGCCCACAATGATGGCGCGGCGAAGCATGGCAGCGGCAAACACCAGCTCGTAGCCGCTGGCGATAGCGTGGTTGGCGTCATCGCACGTGGGCTGATCGTGGCGCCAATCGGTGCTGCACAGGTAGCCGTCCGGCCGGGCGTAGGGGAACAGTGCGCGATCCAGCCAATAGGCCACCACAGCGGCCATGGTGACCAGCGATAGCTTGTACAGGCTGACGGGCAGTTGCTGCGGGGACAGCAGGCCGATGAGGATCACCAGCGCGATGGTGGCGATGATCCACGTGGTAAGGCGAGGGAGTTTCATGGCGTAACCTCCGGGTCATTGGAATGACCAGAGGTTACGCACGCGCGCGAGCCGCGATTAGGCGTGAAACGTTTCCCTGGGGATCGCCCTAGAGAGGGCTGAGTATCAGGTTAAAAACCCTCCCGTTGTCGGACGAGACGCAGAAGCGCGATGCGGATTGTGCATCGTCTACGCACGCTTCTTTCCAGCCCTGGCGCCGTGAGGTGTCGAGCAGGTTGGAGGCCACTGCCAGGTAGTCCCCATAGTGGCCGCCGCGCCCCGCGCGCAGCAGCATGCCACCCGCTCGTACCAAGTCGGACGGGTGCTCTAGTTGGCTCGAATCCAGCATTAGCCAAACGCCCTTGAGCTTGGCGCTTTCGCTGTCCAGCGTCAGCAGCCCATTGGGCATCTTGAGCCGGCACTCCGTGATGGCCTTGGTGGTGGAATTCCTGACCGCTTTCGTATCGCAGCCAGTGGTCTGCAACACCGGGACCATCTCTTTCGCCGCGGCATTGTACTTGTCGCGGAACGTTGGCTGTGCGCCGAGGCATATCAGCGATGCACATGCCAACAGCGTCATGGCTATCAGTCGTTTCATTTTTTTCCCTTTTTGCGTCCTGCGTTGTAGTTGCCCAGCCTGCGCTCGATCTCTTCGCCCGAAAGGTTCGCCACGTCCGCCATGGTGGCGGCGATCTTGAGCAACATGCCTTTGTCGTGCTGCGACAGGAGCCGGTAGCACTGCATCAGATACGCCTCTTCCTTGTCGTCGGTCTCCATCCGGCTACTGGTGCCGGTCACAACCCAATCCGGATCAACCCCCAGTTCGGGGCTTTGGGCGGCAAGCGCGAACACCTCTTTGGTCGGGAAGTTCCCGCGCTTCTTGCGCATGTTCAGCGCCGACGCAGACAACCCCAGGCGCGCGGCCACCTCTTTGTCTTCCGTGACCTTGAGCTGTTGCTTGAGCCTCAACAGCGCTGCGTCAAACGAGTCCATGACTATCCTTGACAATGGAAAAAATCGATGATTAAATCATCGTATGTTGATTGAAACATCTTTCACAGACAGAGCGAGGCAAGCCGCCATGACCGCAGATCAAGTTAAGGCCAAGTTCAAGCGCGAGGGCCAAACCATCACCCAGTGGGCGAAGGACAACGGCTACAAGCGCCACCACGTGTACCTGGTGCTCAACGGCCAGGTGAAGGCGCTGTACGGCAAGGGCCACGAAATCGCCGTCGCACTCGGCATGAAGCAAGCGCGCTGATTTTACAGATGAGTGTCCCCGGTAGGGATAGGGAGGGTTGGATATGACGAAGAAAGTTAAGACGGTAAAAGCCCACGAAGAAATCGACCTGGGCATCACGGAAGGCGCTCTGGTTCAAGCCAGTACGAACACAGCGCAGTCGCTGGATATTGCGACTGCAACCGCGTCGCAGCCTGTCACGCTCGCACCTGTAGCCAACCTAGCCGCTGTCGCGTCGCATTTCAACGTGACCACCGACGACCTGGGCGAACTGGCACGCATCGGCGCCGACTCGATCAACCGGGCAATGTTCGAGATTACGCGCGCTGGGATGGCATTCCTGCGCGCCCAAGAGCTGCTGTCCCTTGGTAATTTCGGCAACGATGGCGCCGTTTCCGAACGTTCGGAAACAGGCGGCTTTGTCGCCTGGATCAACCAGCACGGCCTGGCGCAACAGCGCGTGTATGAAGCCATGCGCATCGCCAAGTTCGTGGCCCAACTGCCGCAGGATGAGCTGGAAGGCGTGCTGGCACTCGGCAAGGTCAAGGTGATGCTTCTGGCCTCGCTGCCGCAGGAAGTCATCGACCAAGCCGCCGAATCGGGCAACGACATCATCGGCAAAGCCGATCTGATGACGGTGGCCGAACTCAAGGAAGAGATTCGCGCGATGAAGCGGCGCGAAAAGAACTACGAAGCCGAGCTGGAGCGCGCCCACTCGCAGGTCAAGCGCCTATCGCAAGACAAGAAGCGCACTACTGAATTCCTCCTGCGCACCGAGGAAATCCGCGCCGAGTGTATGGCACTGCAACTGGAAGCCGAACTGCCCGTGAACAGCCTTCGGAAGCTGTTTGAGGAGGTGAGTTCGGAAGATATCTCAGCGCCTGAGAACCGCCTTCAAGTGGAACACCTCTGGATCGCGGCGAACGTCATTGCGGCACGCGCCATTGACTTGGTCACGCTCATCAAGGCATGCGAAGAAGACCTGCCCACTCGTCCCCAGGGCACCCACATCCTCAGTCCCGACGAAGCCCGTCAATGGCTGATCGACTATCCAATGATCGAGAACCGCCACGCCGCCGAGGCCGCAAATCGGCAGGAGAAGCGTGATGCTGCCAAGCCGCGCGGCGCGGGCCGCCCGAAGGGTTCCACCAACAAGGGCAAGGGGGAGTAAGCCATGGCACGGGCACAACTGGTTCAGCGCGTGGACGCAGGTGGCGCTGGTGGCGCGGTGGCGGTCATGCCCACGGCGAAGGTGCTAGCGCTGCGCGCCCGCGACCCGTGGCGCGAGGCGACCGACCGCGCCCGTCAAGTGGCGACGTGGCGTGAGACGGTGGTGGCGTACGTCCGCGTCATGGTGGAAGACGGCGTGACGCAGAACAACGCGGTGGCGTTGCTGCTGGAGCGCGGCGAAGCCGGCAACCTGCCCAACCACTTCGCCATGGCCCTGGCTGGCGCTGCCAAAGCGGGCCGCAAAACGCCGTCACGCTCTGCCATCTGCGAATGGTGCGCCCAATACCGCGAAGGCGGTGTGACAGCACTGTTGCCCGACCACAAGGGCCGCGTGGTGGAGGCTGCCGGCTGGTGGGGGCCAGCCCTGGAGTATTTCAACGCCCCCGGCAAGCCGGACATGGCCGCCGTGCATCGCCGACTGGCGGAAGTCGATGGCTTCGCGGTCAGCTACGACCAAGTGCGCAACTACCTGTCGGGTGTGCCGGCCATGCTCGGCCGCAACAGCCCCGCGCGTATTGGCCGCAACCTGTACCGCCTGACCGAGAAGGCTTACATCCGCCGCTCGACCGAAAACGCCTTGCCTGGCGACGTGTACGTGGCCGACGGCTACCGCGCAGACGTGTACCTGGCGCACCCCGTCACGGGCGATATCTGGCGCCCCGAGTTGACCGTGGCGATTGACATGCGCAGCCGCTACCCGGTGGGCTGGCGGGCCGACGAGCACGAAGGTACGTATGCCGTGCAGAACATGTGGGCGGAGTGCTTCGCGCGCTGGAACCACGTGCCGCCGATGCTCTACATCGACAACGGCTCCGGCTACAAGAACAAGCTGATGAGCGACGAGATGACCGGCTTCTACGCCCGCGCGGGCGTGCAGCAAATTATCCACGCCATCCCCGGCAACCCGCACGGCAAGGGCTGGGTGGAGCGCTTCTTCCGCATCGTCAAAGACGACTTCCTCAAGCTGTGGCAGCCGGCGTTCTACTGTGGCGAGGACATGGCGCCCGAAGTGCTGAACCGCACCGTGCGTGAGGTCAAGGCGGGCCGGCTGGCGCTGCCCACGCTGGCCCAGTTTGCCGACGCCTTCAATGCCTGGCTGGACCGTTACGCCAACCGCCCGCACCCAGAAGACCAGAGCACGACACGCGCCGCGCTGTGGTCGCAACTGGCACCGCTTCCGCCGCACGCCAACGTGACCGAGCTGAAGCGCCAGGCCGTGGTGCTGACCGTGCATCGAGCAGCCGTCAAGCATGGCCGCCGTGCGTACACGCACCCTGAGCTGCACGCCTTCAACGGCCAGAAGCTGCTCATGGAATACGACCTGATGGATGACCGCGTGGCCGTCATGCGCACGCAGGAAGGTCGCTGGATTTGCGATGCGCACCTCATCACGGCCATTGACGCCATCGCCCCCAACCGCCTTGAGGAAAAGCGCCAGGCGCGCGCCGCCGACGCCATCAAGCGCCTGCAACAAAAGATGGACGAGCAGAAGGCCCGTGCGGGCATCGTGCTCGACGCGGACAGCGTGGCCGACGGCGTGCTGCCTGCCATCGAGGTGGAAGCCCGCCTGGTGGAGGACACCGACGATGCGCCGCTGCTGCTCGATCTGACGATGACCAACGAATAACCGGAGAACCCCATGGACAAGCAAACGACTCAGTGGCCCGCCCACTACGCGGCCGCAGACGTGGCGCTCATCGGCCGCATTGGCCCGTGGATGCAGGAGCGCGGTTACACCCAAGCTGCCCTGGCCCGGCTGGCGCGCATCGCCGCCAGCAGCCTGAACCAGATTCTTAAGGGCAGCTATGCCACCAGCCCGAGCAAGCTGCTGTCATCGGTGGAATCGGCCATGCGCCACGCTGAAGAGACGAAGGCCGACGTGGTGGCCGCGGTCGAAACCAGCGTGTTCAAGCTGGCACATGCCGCGTGCAGCATGGCTCGCCGCTACCGGAATTTTGCGGTGTTTACCGGCTACGTGGGCACCGGCAAGACATACGCGCTCAAGCAGTACGTCGCCACGCACCCGAACACGCACCTGATCGAGGCCACTCCCACCATGACGCCACAGAGTCTGGTGCGCCTGCTGGCCCGTGTGGTGGCCGGCTATGACGGCAAGGGCAGCATCGATGACAAGTTCCGCTCCGTGGTGACGGCACTGAAGAACACCGACAGCCTGCTGATCGTAGATGAGGCCGAAACGCTCACGCCGCATCAGCTCCACACGCTGCGCCGTCTGCGCGACCTAGCCAACGTCGGCATCGTGCTCTGCGGCACTGAACACCTGACGGGACTGATTAAGCCGCTGCACGGCCAGTTTGACCAAATCCGTTCGCGCACGGGCTTCTGGCCGGAGACGGTGCGCGCCATCAACCTGGAAGACGCCGCCGCACTGGTGCAGGCCGGTTTCGGCACCGAAGACGTGCCCGAAGAGGTGGTGGAGCGGCTTTACCAGTATTGCAAGGGAAGCGCGCGGATGCTGGTTGAAGGGCTGGTGGCTGGCATCAAGGAATTCCGCCGTGGCCGCGCGCTGGACGTGAAGCTGGTCGATGCCGTGGCCAAGCAAGCGCTCTGCCTGCAATCCCTGGCATGAGGTGCAGCCATGGCAACGCGACACGAATACGCAGCCATCATCGTTGAGCGCTCACGGCGGAGAACACGCGTTTCCGCCAACGGCCCGGCCGCAGTGCGCATTCTCGATGCCCTGGCAAACGGCGCACCGTCCTTCGAGGCAGCGGCGTTTGGCGCTTGGATCGAAGGCAGCGTCCCAATCCCCGACGAAGTGAAAGTGAAGAAGGTGACGACATGAGACGGTTTGCAGGTATCACCCAGGGGCCGGTGGCGGCCGAACTGATCGCGGGTATCCGCCGCATGCGCGCCGAATGGCAACGCCTGCGCGTACGAGTGGGCGCGCAACGCCAGCTCCGCCAGCTCGACAGCGAAGAGTTCCGCGCGGTGCGTGACGTGGAGTGGCAGCAGGAAGAGCTGGCCCGCTCGGAAGACAACCTGGCGCGCCTTCAGGCCATGTACGCCGGCCGCCGCCGCGTGCTGTACCGCCGCCTGCGCGAGACGAATCCGGATTTCGTGGAGGGTGGCAATGCCGCTGCCTGACGTGTGCTGCCCCAACTGCCGGGTGCGTATGAGCCTGGACGTGCTGCTGGCCGATGACGGCGTGCGCGAAATGCTGCTGGCACTGGTGGACGTGCACCCGGCTGGAGACACATTCGTCAAGCCGCTGCTGCGCTACATCGGTCTGTTTGGACCGAAGAAAACGCAGCTCTCCAGCGGGCGCATGGCCAACCTGATCCGTGAGCTGGAGCCGGAGCTGCGTGCAGCCCAGGTCAAGCGCGATGGCATCGTGTACGCAGCACCGACGGATGTGTGGGCTGCTGCCTTCAGCTATGCGGTGGACCAAGCCAATCTGGGGCGCCTGGAACTGCCGCTGAAGTCGCACGGCTGGCTCCGATCCGTTATCGCCGGCCAGGTTGCCCGCGCGGCGCACCAAGCGGAGTCCGCGCAAGAGGCACAGCGGCGCGGCGTTGCCGGCACCGGTACCCCGCAGGCCCGCTTCCAATCCACAACCACTACCACAGGGCCGGCAGCCGTGAGCGCACAACTGGCGCCGAAGACCGAGATGCCCAAACACGTGCGCGACGCCGTCAACAACATGAAGAGAGGACACCAACCATGACAACCACCCTTGCCAGCATCGAAACGAGCGCCAAGACCTACGCCGAAGCGCGCGCCAGCCTGGCGGAAATCGTCGCCGCAATGAACGACGGTATCGAAGCCCTCAAGCGCGAGCACCTGCCCGCGCTGAAGCGGGCTGTGACACGCGCCGCCGCACGCCATGACGAACTCAAGGCACTCATCGACGACGCGCCCGACCTGTTTGTGAAGCCGCGCACGATCATCTTTCACGGGGTGAAGCTTGGCTATCAGAAGGGCAAAGGCGGCATCGCCTTCGACGACGCCACGCAGGTGGTCAAGCTCATTCGTCGGCACTTGCCTGAGCAGGCCGATGTGCTGATCGCCGTGAAAGAGGCGCCGGCCAAAGATGCGCTGGCCCAGTTGTCGGCAGCGGACCTCAAGCGCATCGGCTGCACCGTCATCGAAACGGGAGACGCCGTAGTCATCAAGCCCACGGATAGCGAGGTGGACAAGATGGTCGATGCGCTCTTGAAGGACGCGACCGAGGCTGACGCATAGGCGTCGGATTTCAACAACGCTCGCCGCGAGCGTTTCGCGGCAAACCTTAGGAGAACCTTTCACATGAACAAGCAAGAACTCATCAAGCATTTGGCCGCGCAAGCCGAAGTGACCAAGGGCAAGGCCGAAGACCTGCTCAACGCCCTGACCACAACCGTTCTCGATACCGTGCGGGCCGGTAACGAGCTGACGATTCCCGATCTGGGCAAGTTCGGCTCCGTGGAGCGCGCTGCCAAGACCGGTCGCAATCCGAAGACCGGCGAGACGATCCAGATTGCCGCCAAACGCGCGCCGAAGTTCTCCGCAGCCAAGGCGCTGAAGGACGCGGTCGCGGCCTGACCTGCGACCACCCGCGAAACGCCCGCGCGAGCGGGTGTCTGCCCGGCGTGGTGGCCGGGTACTGATGAGCAGCCAGAGGGGAGTCATGGACCGCAACACCGCAATCGACAAGATCAAGACTGGATGCAGCGCCACCCTCCATCGTGGGGTTGGAACCGGCATGGGCACGCCCCAACTGACGGAGGCATAACATGTCCATGTCCCTCATCAAGCACTATCGTCAACTGGTCGGCATCGCCAAGGGTTGGGCGATGGCCAGCCTGCCGGGCTGGTCCGAAGACACCCACCGCGACCTGCTGGCCCGTCATGGCGCAACCGCGGTTGCCGGCCGCGTGTCTGCCAGCACCCTCAACCTGGCCCAGCTCGGAGCCGTGTTGGACGACTACGAGCGCCGGGGCTGGTCGCGTCATCGGCGTGTCTTCCACAAGGCGGAGGCGATGGCCACCGAAGTACCGCCGCGTATCGCGCACCTGGTGCGCCTGTGGGGGAAGCTCGGCCAGGCCGGTAAGGTGGTCAAGGCAACGCGCCCCGCGCTACTCGCGTTCTGCGCGCGCCAGGTCGGGCGCCAGGTGCTCGATCTGGACAGCCTTGCCGTCGGGGAATGCCAAACGGTTGCTGAAGCCCTCAAGGGCTGGCTGGCGCGCGGGTAGACCATGCCCAAGTCCCTTTCGTGTTTTCGCCACCCGCCCGTGCCGGTCGCGTCGGTTGATACCGAGCGCGAGGACAACGCATACCCGGCCGTGGATGAAGAGCTGCTGAGGACGTTGCCGGCTGTGCTGCGTGCTGTGGTGCGAGCGCTGGGCTTTGGCCGGGCACGTGACTGGCTGACACACCATGGCGGCGTCAACGTCAGCATCCCGCTCTATCGCAGCCGGGCGCTCGGACTGGAGCCTGACGAGCTGGCGCGCCTGCGCGCCATGCTCGCCCCGCACTTGGATTCGGACGGCCGCTGCTGGTTGCCCAAGGCCGACAAGCTCTTCATCCGCGTGCGTGACGCCCAGATTCGTCGGGATCGCGGCAATGCCAGCATCAACGCCCTGGCCCGGCGTCATCACCTCTCATCCCGCCAGATTCTGAACATCTGCCGCGAAGACGACGACCGGCAACTCGACCTGTTCTGAAGGCGTGCGGCGCCCCTTCGGGAAGCGCCGCACTGCGAATGCCTCCATTCGCGTTCGAAAGCCGTTTAAAAACGCCCGTCGGGGGCACGCCCCCATCACGGCACACCAAACGGGCAAAACGCCGCTGAGCGCGTTTTAAGCGGTCGGCTGTCGAGCCTGGTCCGCGGCTCCCCCGAGCGCATATGAGAATGCCGCCCGGAGGCGGCATCGCTACGGCTTTTTGGCGGTTCGCTGACGCGCCAATGCGTGGCAGGCTGGCCGACACACATAGCGGTCGAATAGCCAAACCGATAGGACAGCCAGCAGGACGGCCACCACAAGAAATAAGGCAAGCTGCAAGTCTTCACCTTGCTCCGCACCACTCACGCCAAACAGGTGTGCGAGGAAGTCATAGATTCTCTGCCACGCCGTGCCAGCAAAGAACGGATCAAGCCCGGACCATAGATAAATGGCTCGTGTATATGCGAACGCCAGCAGTGCGACGGCGATGGTCTTGATGGCGAGCCGCATCGTTATTTGACCTCCAGCACGCCGTAATACTTGATATTGCTCCCCGGGACGACACCAAACGACCGCGATTTGAGATATGTCCGCAGCGTTGCGAACTGCTGTTTGCTCACCAACGTAACGCAGCCCTCGCTAATGCCTCGCGGGCCAACAGGGTGCAGCCGGAAATTGCCGCGTCGCACGCCGTGCACAAACGTCCAATCATCAATCGCACCGTCATCGCGGTAGAGCGCGAACCATTCAGCGTGGTTGGAGTCGCTGACGGCCGACCGGATTGAGTCCATGAGCGGCCCCAGGCGCCCGCCGCTTTCCCGGTCCACGATGTAATAGCGCCCCGTCGGCAGTGGCCCTTTCCCAGCGATACCGGTATCGCCGGGCTTGTTCTCATGCCCTTTATTGCCAGAAAAGGCCACATAGGTGCGGCCGTCGCACGTTAGGGTGGTGGTCGCCTTCCCGTTGAGCGTGAATGTGCAGGATGCGGTCGCCATGTCGAATCTCCAGGATTATCAAAGGTCTTCGGGGAGCATAACAAAAGCAAAAAACCGGATCGCCGCGCGCATGAAACATTTCACCACCTGACCAAAATTCTGCTGAAGGCAAAAATGCTCCCCATCGACTAGGAGCATTACCGTGACGCAGAAAACCACCATCGCACAAACTGCTATTGCCGCGCTGGCATTCGAGTTGGTGTCCGGCAGCGATGGTGTCATTCCCACAGAGGCTCATCTGTTGCCGCCTGGCCCGTTCCGCGCGACGGACGGCCGCCCGTCCGACTGCGATGCATGGCAGCTCGACACCGCCATCGCCGCCCGCGTTATCGCGCTGGCCGCGCAGCAGAAGAACGACATCCTGATCGACTTCGATCATCAGAGCCTGAACAAGGAATGGAACGGCCAGCGTGCCGACGCCGCTGGTTGGATTCCTCGCACGCTGGAGTGGCGTGAAGGCAAGGGTCTGTACGGCACGAACATCGCGTGGGTGGGTGACACCCCCCAGCTCATCGCGCAGAAGAAGTACCGCTACATCAGCGCGGTCTTCTCCTACCGCCCCTACACCGGTGAAGTGCTCGAAATCATTTCCGTAGCGCTCACCAACACCCCAGCCCTGGACGGGCTGGAGGCACTGGCCGCCCTGGCCCGCAAGCAATCCATATTTCAAGACGGGGAGTTCGACATGTCGCAGCAAGAAATCGCCGCGCTCACGACCGAGCGCGACAGCCTGAAAACCAACGTTGCCGCTCTCACGGCTGAACGTGACAGCCTCAAGGCCAAGGTGGACGCCGCCGAGAAGGAAAAGGCCGAAGCAGCCCTGGCCGCCGAGCGCAAGCAACACGGTGATCTGCTGCAAGCCGCGCTCACCGATGGTCGCCTGACTCCGGCGCAGAAGCCGTGGGCCGAAAAGCAATCGCTGGCCGCGCTGACCGAGTACCTGGACGCGAGCAAGCCGCTGCCGATCCTGGACAAGCAGGCCGATGGCAAGGGCGATGGCCAACACGGTCTGACCGAAACGGAACTGGTCATGTGCACCCGCATGGGTGTCACGGCCGAACAGTTTGCCAACGCCAAGAAAGGCGCCAAGGCATAACGCGCGCCATTGAGCGACGCGACACCTAATCCGCCCAGACCAACCGACAGGAGAGAACGATGGGTGCACTCACGCAAGCCCAGCTGGACGCGCTGAAGACCACGCTGATTGCCCGCTGGAATGCGGGCCTGGTGCTGACGCCGGAAGACTGGAAGAAAATCGCCAAGCTGGTCACCAGCAGCGGCAAATCCAACACGTACGAATGGCTGAGCCAGTTCCCCGCGTTCCGTGAATGGGTCGGCGCACGCCTGCACAAGAAGTTCAAGGAAACCGCCTATCAGGTGGTGAATCGCAAGTTCGAGTGCACGGTGGACGTGCAACGCACCGATATCGAAGACGATGAAATCGGCCAGTACGGCACCATCGCCGAGTCGGCCGGCCAGTCGGCCACGGATCTGAAAAACGATCTGGTGTTCCAGGCGCTGGGCGCGGGCTTCGCCTCGGTGTGCTACGACGGCCAGTATTTCTTCGACACCGATCACCCGGTGTACGAAAACGAAGACGGCACCGGCGCTGTCACCAACGTGAGCAACATGCAGGACGGCGCGGGCGCCCCCTGGGTGCTGCTGTGCACGAAGCGCGCTGCGTCCCCGATCTACCTGCAACAGCGCATGCCCGCGCAGTTCGACAGCGTCACCTCCACGCAGAACACCAACGTGTTCGACCTGGACGTGTACAGCTTCGGCGGCCGTTGGCGCGGCGAGGCGGCTTACGGCTTCTGGCAGTGCGCGTTCGGCTCCAAGGCGGCTCTCACCGCCGCCAACTTCAACGCGGCTTACGAGGCCATGATGAAGTTCAAGGGCGACGGCCAGCGCAAGTTGGGCATCGTGCCCGATACGCTGGTCTGCGGCCCCGACAACATGGCCGATGCCGAAGCATTGCTGAAGGCCATGCAGAACGCCAACGGCTCCAGCAACACCAACTACAACAAAGTGGGGCTGGTCGTTACGCCCTGGCTGTAACAACACATACCCCGTAGCGAGAGCAGGTGCGCCCCCGGCGGGAATTGTCCCGCCGGGTTGTGAGCAGGAACGGAACTAGGAGATTCAACGTGACGACACTCTTTGTGCGCGTGCAGCCGAAGAAGAGCAGCGAGATGTTTCATCGCTGCGGCTTCAAGTTCGGTAAGGCATGGCGAGAGGTGGAAGTGGACAGCGCAACCGCCAAGCGTCTGGGTGAAGAGCAGATGCTGGAGGTGTCCGAAGAGCGCCCGGCAGACATGCCAGAAGTGGCGGAAGCGGAAGGCTCGGTCAAGACGCAAGACGACGCGCCGCAGTCCAAGACGGCCACCAAGAAGGCAGGCAAGTAATGGGCTTCGCCTCCCGCTCGGACCTGCTGGCGCGCAGCAATGCTCGGCGCCTGGCCCAGTTGGCGGTTCCCGCCGACATGGACATGGTGCCGGAAGACGCGCTGCGCACGGCCATTGAGGGGGGCAACCTGGGCGACCTCACGCCGCGCGAGCAAGAAGCGGTGGCGCTTGCCCTGGATGCTATCGACCGCGCGCTGGCAGACGCCGATGCGCTGCTGCTGTCGTACAGCATTCCCGAGGCGGTGCGGACTACGCTGCTGGCGCGGCTGGCATCCACCGTGGCGCTTTACTACCTGCAAGGTGCGGAGGCAATGACGGACGACGTGCGCCGCGCCTATGAAGGCGTGCTGGACACGCTCAAGGCCCACGCACGTGGCGATATCAGCCTCGTTCCGCCTGCGCCCGATGACCCGGTGCCATCCGATGACCTTGCCATCATTGAAAGCGCACCGCGCCGCTTTGGCCGCACCTACATGGATGAGGTCGGGTTGTGATTTCGCTTACGCCACTGATTGAACACGTGAAGCCGAAGCCTGCTGAGTTCGCAGGCATTTGGTTTCGGCAGGTGGCCGGCGCTGCCGAGTTCGCCCAGGTTCGCCCTGAAGCGTTGCCGCTGCCCGCCGCATGGATTGTCCGCGCGGCAGACAAAGTGCAGCACGCAGGCGAGCGGGCCGAGAACGTGACGCTGGCGTTCGATGTGGTGATCGCCATTGAGAACCGCCGCACGCACAAGCAAGGCGACACGGACGACGAGCTGCTGAAGTACCGCGTTGCCGTGAAAACGCTGCTGCTGGGCTGGCAACTCCAGCCTGGCGTGCGCCCCATCAAGTTCGTCGGTGGCCAAGTCCTGGAGTACACCGACGGCGATTTGTACTGGCGTGATCGCTACGAGTTCGATGCCCTGATTACCAACTACCTACCCGACCCGCCTGCATTCGACGGGATCAACTACGTGGGAGAAAAATTGTGACCATTACCTTCAGTGACGTGCCTCAGGCATTGCGCTATCCGGGCGCCTACATCGAGATCGACGGCAGCCAGGCGGGCCTGGGCGACGATCTGCCTGTTGTGCTCCTGGTCGGCCAGAAGCTGGACGCCGGTACGGCGCCGGCCGGCGAACTGGTGCGCGTCACCAGCACCGAGGATGCCAAGACGAAGGCCGGCGCCGGCTCGATGCTGGCGCAGATGGCCGCGCGCTACCGCAAGGTCGATCAGACGTTCGACCTGTACATGCTGCCCTACGCGGACAACGCGGCCGGCGTGGCGGCTACCGGCTCCATCAACGTCACCAGTGTGGCCACCAGCTCGGGCACGCTTGCGCTGTACATCGCGCAACGTACGATCAGCGTGGGCATCGCTGCAGGCGAGACAGCCGCGCAGACGGCTACCGCCATCGCGCAGGCCGTCACGGATGCCGGAGCTGACATCCCCGTGACGGCCGCCGCTGCGGGTGCAGTGGTTACGCTCACTGCGCGGCACAGGGGCACCTGCGGCAACGATATCGACGTGCGACTGAACCTGTACGGCGAAGAGGCGCCGGCAGGGCTCGCGCTCGCGCTCACTGCCATGGCGGGCGGCACTGGCAACCCGTTGCCCGGCGATCTGACCGCGCTGATCGGCCAGAAGTGGTTCCGCTACATCGCACTGGGGATCAACGATGCGGCCACGCTGGCAGCGTGGCACGCGGAGAGCCAACGCCGCTACAAGCCGCCCGTGCAGGCCGGTTTCCGGGTGTTTGCTACGCACCGCGGTGACTACGCGGATGCCGCCGCCTTTGGCGAGACGAAGAACTACGAGCACATCACCGATCTGTCGCTGGGCATCAACCCGCCGACCACCTGGGAGGCTGCCGCCACCCTCGCCGCCGCCGCCGCGCCCAAGCTGTACAACAACCCGGTGATTTCGCTGGAAGGCACGTCGCTGCCGGGGATGGTGGCCACGAGCTATCACGACTGGACGAACGCAAACAGCCTGCTGTTCAAGGGCGTGAGCGTCATGGAAGTGGGCACGGACGGTTCCTGCTACATCAAGCGCCTCATCTCGATGTACCAGCACCGCTCCGATGGCAGCACCGACGATGCCTACCTGGATATCAACGTGGCCGAGGTGATGGAGCGCATCCGCTACGCGCAGCGCATGGGCGCCATCAAGAAGTTCCGGGGCACCGTCGCCGCCAAGACGGATGAAGGCTACCGGCCCGGCTTGCCCATCACCACGGAAGACGGCGTGAAAGCATTCCTGCTGTCGCTCTACCAAAACGTGCTGATGGCGCAATACGGCTGGGTGCAGGCGTACAGCTACTACAAGAGCACGCTGGTGGTGGAGCAAGACCCGGACAACCCCAGCCGCTTCAACTTCCTGGATGACCCGGTGGTCAACTCGCCGTTCTACATCCTCGCGGGGCGCTCGCGCTTCCGCAAGGCGGTGCCGGTGGTCTGATCGGCGGCCGCACAGTCCTGGTTTCCAACGCAATTTGAAGGGAGTTCAACGTGTCCCAACTGAACAACATCCGTACCGTGTCGGTGCCGTCCATCGGCAAGCTGCCGCTGGCCGACAAGCCCGGTACGTTCACGCCTAGCGGCACGAAACGTGAGCACAAGCCTGGCCGCCTGGCGCAAGACGGCGGTCATACTGAATCCAGCGTTCCAGCCAAGCTGGAACTGAACCTGAACCTGACGCCGGGCCTGGACGTTGACGCGATTAACGACATTAAGGACGAGGATGTGACCGTGCGCCTGGCGGATGGCACCGTGTATCTCATGAGCCAAGCGTTCACGTCCGACCCCGTGCCTGTGGGCGACGGTGATGGCAAGGTGACCATCATCGCCAACACATCCGAGCGGATTTCCTAAAGGCTGGCCATGGACAGCATCGAAAAGGAAATCCAAGCCAAGGGCCTCACGGCGCCGCGTGTGACGCCGATGCGCATCGAGGAAGTGATTGCGGGTGAGGCGTATCACGTCTTTCTCGGCACCACCGTTACGGTGTGCTGCCTGACGCTGGCCAACGGTTTCAACGTCATTGGGGAAAGCGCATGCGCCAGCCCCGAGAACTTCGATGCCGCGCTTGGCCGCAATATCGCCCGCGAGAACGCCAAAGACAAGATATGGGCGCTGGAAGGCTACGCGCTGCGCAACGCCCTGCATTCGGCAGCCTGATCCAATCCAACCGCTGAAAAGACCCACACCATGGCAAAACTGAACCTGAAGCACCCGCTGGCCTTCGGCAAAACCACGATTGCCCACTTGACCTTCCGTGACTACACCACCGCCGAGGACTATCTCTCATTCGACAAGCGCGGCGGCGTGTCGCAACGCATCGCGCTGATCGCCAGCCTGACGGGCACAGATGAAGAGCTGGTGAAGAAGCTGCGCGGCGTGGACTATCGCCGGGCCGAGAAGATGGCCGACGCCATCATCGAAGCCGATGAAGACGATGCCCTGGAATCCGCGACCCATGGTGATGAAACGCCGGCCGACAGTGAGGCCACGGCCGCTGCGCGAAAAAAGTAGCGCGCGTGCTGCTCGCTGCGGCATTGGTGGCGCGCGTGCTGCACCAGCCGCTGCCCGTCGTTAAAGCCATGCCGCTGCCCGAGCTGTTCACCTGGGCGAAGATCGCCGCCGAGATGGACGGCAAGGCATTCGAGTAGCGCGCCGGAACTGGTGGGAAACGTTTCCCACCTGCCAGAAGAGAAGCACCCCCGATAAGCTCCAGATACCTTTCGGTACTGGAGCTTTTTTCATGTCGTCGCCCTCCGTTGATGTAGCCGTCAAAATCAAAATCGTTGACGCGGGTGCGGAGGCCGCGATTCAAAAGACGGCCAAGACGGCAGAACAGGCCGCCGCCAAGACGGCCACGGCCACAGAGAAGGCGGCGCAGAAGGCTGCCGATGCGGCCGAGAAGAGCGCCGCGCGCCAACGCAGTTCCTACGAGAAGCTTTCCCAAGCACGCGAAACCCTGGGCGTGCGATCCGAGCGCGCCATTCAGCGCGAAATCCAGCAAACCGAAGCGGCATACAACCGCCTGTCCCGCTCCGGCACTATGTCTTGGCGTGAGCAGGCCGCAGCCGCCGGCCGGATGCGTCAGAAGGTCACTGAGCTGACCAACGAAATGGGCCGCCTGACGGCCGCGCAGAAGGCGTATGCGGGCCTGAAGTTCACTGGCGCTTCCGTCGCCGGCATTGGTGCGGCGGCGTACACGCTCAAAGGCCCGGCAGAGCGCGCCATGAGCTACGACCGGCGTCTGGCCAACATGGCCAACACCGCCTATTCCGAGCGCGATGCGGCTGGCCGCAAGATCGGCGCGAAGGCGCTGGAAGATGCCGTGAACAAGGCGCGCCGCGAAGGGGGCGGCACACGCGAACAGGCGGCGGAAGCACTCGACACCATGATCGCGTCCGGCACCGTGTCTGATACCGATGCGATGAAGATGCTGCCCGGCATCATGAAGGCCGCCACCGCATCGAACACCGACGCCAACGCTCTGGCCACCATCGCCATCCGCGCGAAACAGTCGTTCAGGATCAGTGCGGAAGACATGCCGCAAATCCTGAGCGCCGCAATGGTTGCCGGTCAGGCGGGCGGCTTCGAGCTGAAGGACATGGCCAAGTGGCTGCCACAGCAGATGGCTGTGGCCGGCAACCTGGGCCTGTCGGGCAAGGAAGGCTTTGCCAAGCTGGCCGCCTGGAATCAAGCATCGGTCATCACGGCGGGCACGCGCGACGAAGCGGGCAACAATCTGCGCGACCTGCTTAACGAGCTGAACACACCGCACTTCCGCAAGTACATGGCGGAGCAGTACCTGGCCAACGGCCAGAAGCTGAAGCGCGGCGAGAAAGAGAAGCGCCTGAAGAGCGTTGATGAGGTGTTCCTGGACTACCAGAGCCGAGGCGTCGATAAGGTGGGCGCCACCATCGACATGATGCAGTCGATTTTCTCCAAGGATGCCAAGTTTCAAGAGCTGCGAGCCAAGCTGCGGGCCACCGACAAGAATGACAAGGAAGGCCAGCGGCAGATTCTGGAGGCCATGAGCGCACAAGTGCAGGGTACGGCCGTCGGCAAGGTGTTTCACAACCAGCAATCGCTGATGGCGTTCCTGGGCGTGATGAACAACCAGCAATACACGAATGACGTGCTGGGCAAGGTAAACGCGCAGTATGGCCTGCCTGCTGATCGCTCCGAAATCGCAACCTCGTTCCAAGGCATTGCCGATACGTCCGATTTCAAAGTGGAGCAAGCCAAAGAGGACGCCGCCGTGGCGCAGAAGTCCGCCATGGACAGCCTGACGCCTGCCATCGGAAAGGCCGCTGAAGCCTTTGCCGATCTGGCGCAAAAGCACCCACTCCTGGTCGGCACCACCACGCTGGCCACGGCGGCGCTTGGGGCGCTGGCGGGCGCCGCAGGGTTGGCTACGGTTGCGATGGGCGGGCAAGGTGCGGCAGGCGGAGCAATCGGCCGCGCGGCCGCCTGGGCGACGGGCAGTGCCGTTGGCCGGGGCGTGATGAAGGCAGGCAAGGTCGGCGGCATCGCGGGTGTCGGCGCCCTGGTGGGCGACTACGCCCTGGAGAAAGCCTTTGGCGAAGAGTCCGCAATTTCCCGCTACGGCTCCAGCGCGCTCAACGGTGCCGCAATGGGTGCGATGGTGGGTAGCGTGGTGCCCGTTCTAGGAACCGGCGTTGGTGCGGCGGTGGGCGGCGGCTTGGGCCTGGCCTGGGAAGGTCTCAAAGACCTGCTGAAGCCGCCCGAGCAAAAACCGGTGGACGTGAACGCCCGCATGACGGTGGGCCTTGCCCCTGGCCTTGTGCTGCAAAGCCAGTCTGTGCAAGCCACAGGCGGCAACGTGCAGATGAACACCGGTAACGTTTGGAACGGAGCGCCCTGATGAGCTGGGAAGACCGTTTGGTCGGCGCGAGCTTTCGCGGCGTCGATTTCCTGACCGAGAGCCACGAAGCGCGCGGCGGCCGTCGTCTGGTGGTGCACGAACTGCCAGGCGCCGAAGAGCCCGAAGTGGAAGACCTGGGCGCGAAGGCGTGGGACTGGAAGCTAAGCGCCTATTTCATCGGGCCGGATTACGACCTGGAGCGTGACGCGTTCTTGGAACGGCTCAACCAGCCTGGTGCCGATTGGCTGACGCACCCATGGCTGGGCGAAAAGTGGGTCCGTGCACGTGACTGGAGCGTGCATGAGAGCAACGACAAGGGCGGCTACTGCGTCTTCACGATTGAGTTTGTGCCGGGCGGTGGCACCGTCGCTGCTGGGGAAACCGATGCGGTGGATGTGGCCTATGACTGCACCGAAAAGCTGGCCGACGCCGCCATGAACGATTTCACGCTGGAGTCGATGAGCTTTGACGGCATGACGGCATTCGTCGCGGCTGTGCACCAGCGGCTGGAGACGCTGCGGCAGGTCATTTCGCTGGCCACGCTGCCGCTCACGTGGGCCAGCCAGGTCATGAACCTGATTGCCGGGGCCAAAGGCGATCTGGCCACATTGATGGCCATGCCCAGCGCGTACGCCAATGCCTTGCGCAGCCTCACCAACAGCCTAGGTGGCGGTGCCGATGACACGGACTACCCGGCCACGTCGCGTGTGCGCGTGGTGGCTCGCATCGCCTCCGTGGCCACCGCGCCTGCGCCCCTCGCATTGTCTGGCGTTGCCTCAACCGATGGCGCGGTGCGCCGCAACCTGTTGCGCGAAGAAGCCTTGCGCGGCCGGCTTCTGGTGACGGCTGCCACCGAGATTGCCATGGCCGACTACCGCGCCGAGGCGGACAGAGACGCCGCTCTGGGCGCCGTGGTGGCCGCCTTGGATGCGCTGCTACCCAACATGCCCGACCCAGTGTTTGAGGCGGCTGTGGCCGCGCGCGCGGCTGTCATTGAAGCGCTGCTGGCCCAAGACCTGAAGCCGGCCGCCACCCGCGACGTGACCAACCCGCTGCCGGCCATCGTGCTGGCGCACCGGCTGGGCGTGGATGAATCGGTATTCCTGGTGCGCAATGCGGTGCGCCATCCGCTGTTTGTGAAGGGGCGTGTGTATGGATGAGGTATTGGCGGAAATCCGCTTTGACGGAACGCGCTACGGCTACTGGCAGAAGGTGGAGATTCGGGAATCGGTGGATGACCTGTGCTCAGCGGTACAGCTGGCCGTCGCGCGGCCCGGCAGCGGCGCAAACGGTGGTACCGGTACGGGCATGACGGCAAACACCATCATCGACGTGCTGATCGGGGACGAACTGGTGACGAAGGTGCGGCCAGACGACAACCGCCGCCGCGTCGATGCCACCAGCCACACCATCAACTTTCACGCCCGATCGCTCGGTCGCGAGCTGGTGGACTGCCAGTATTCCAAGACGCTATCCGGCCTGAAGCTGGGCGAGATCGTGAAGCGCCTTTGCGCTACGTTCAAAGTGCCTGTGATGATCGACGCGGAAACGCCCGTGGTGCCCAGCTTTTCGATGCAGTGCGAAGTTCCGGCCAATGCGCTCATCAACGCTGTGCGGGCGGCCAATCTGCTGCTGTACCCTCTGCCGGACGGTGGCCTGGTGCTCACGTCGCCCACCAGCGCCGCGCCCGTGGCCACGCTGCAATACGGCCTGCATTTCCAGAGCTACGAGGTGATCGACGAATACAAGCTGCGGTTCTCGGACTACGTTGTGAAGACGTTCGACTACAGCAGCGATGCCGCGCTCAAGGGCGCAGTGAAAGACGATGGCATCACGTATTTCCGGCCCATGCACGTTGTGGCGGACCGGCACAGCAACGGCCTGGGCGGATGCGAGCGGCGGGCACTCCTGGAGCGGAACCGGCGCCTGGCGCGCGCCCACCGCATCGAGCTGGAGGTGCCGGGCTGGCGCTATCAAGATGCCGACGGCAAGTGGCACCCGTGGGCGATCAACACCCAGGTGCGCGTCATCATTCCGGAAGAGAACGTCGACGGCGTGTTCCTGATCGGTGAACGGACGTTTCGCATGGACGAAAAGCGTGGCCGCATGACGCTGCTGCAGGTGATGCACCGGAGCGCGTTCCTGGGCGAAGAGAGGAAGAAATCCAAGCGCGGCGCAGGCGTGAGCGGCAAGGTGCGCAAGAAATGATGGGGCAGCAGATTTGGGCGCGGCTCCAGTTGCTGTTCGCGCAGGGCGTTGGTCTGATGGTCGGCGCGGACAAGGTGCAAGTGCGCGTGCTGGACGAAGAGACGTTGGACAACATCAACCGGGTGGAGCCGTACGGGTTTTCCTACCGGCCGAAGGCTGGGTGCCAAACGTATCTGGCCTTTCCGTCTGGTGACCGATCCTATGGTGTGGCGCTCATCATCGGAGACAAGCGCTACCAGATGAGTTTGGTGGATGGCGAGGTGGCCATTCATGACGATGAACAGAACTGGGTGCACATCAAGCGCGGCGGCATCATCGAAGTCAAGGCGACCACGAAGGTGCTGGCCGATACGCCCATGTTCGAGACGACGAAGGACGCCAAGATCGGCGGCAACCTGATGGTGGCGGGGCAAACCAGCTCGGCGGGCGGCTATTACGGCGACGGCGGCGGCGCCGCGCAGATGAAGGGCGGCGCGGATGTAACCGGCCATTTCACTGTGAACGGTAAGGACGTGAGCGACGGCCACAAGCACACCAGCAACGCGCCTGGCACGCCGACATCGGGAGTGCTCTGACATGCTCAAGCTCATTCAAACCGACTGGGGCAAGTTCGACGTGGCCCTGGATGACCCGGCGCTGGCCGACGCCGATGCGGCGGCCGCCACGCTGGTCTACGCCGTGCTGTTCACGGATGTGGAAGCGCCGAACGGCGTTGTGGAAGATACCTACGACCGGCGTGGCTGGTACGAAGATACCGAAGCCGGAACCGGCCTTTGGTACGTGCGTCGCCAGCCGCTGAACAGCGCCGCCAGGCGCGAAGCCATCAATATGATTCGCCGGGTACTGATGGCACAGTCACCCGCCCTCACAGACGTGGCCGTGGAAGAGGTCACCACCGAGGCGGCAGGAAACGTTTCCAGCGTAGTTCTAAAGGTCAGCGGCTTTCACAATGGACGAAAGTTCATTGTGCGAGCCCCTTTGTGACCGCCTACGTTAGACCGCCGTACACCGACCTGAAAGCTCGCATTGCCGCCGATCTGGCGGCCATGCCTGCGGTCCTGCGTGGTCCGTTGGCCTCCATGTGGGCGCGTGCCACGCATGGCATGCACGGCCACATGGAATGGATTCTTGCGCAATGCTCGCCGCTCACGTGCGAGCTGGAACGCCTCTACGATTGGGCCGCGCTTTACGGCGTTGATCGCCTCATGGCCACCGCTGGCACCGGCAACGCGCTGGCCACCGGCGTGGCTGGTACGCCGATCCTTGCCGGCACAACGCTGCGCGGTTCTAACGGCCTGGATTACAGCGTGGTGGCGGCCGTCAATATTGGCGCTGGCGCAACCACACCTGTTTCGATCCGCTGCACCACCACTGGATCAGCCGGCAACCTGGCTGCGGGTCTGACACTCACGGTGGTGGACCCGATTCCTGGCGTCAACGGCACCTTGACGGTAGACGACGCAGGCATCACAGGCGGCGATGAAGACGAGAGCGTGGACGGGTGGCGCGCACGTGTGGCAGATGAGTGGACCACCATCACCAAGCACGGCGCCCGTTCCGGCAAGGACGACGACTACCGATTTTGGGCCAGGAGCGCCCACCCCTCCGTTACAACGGCCCTCATTCAGCGGCACGTGCTGGGCATGGGCACCATCATCGTCAGGCCGATCTGCAACACGCTGACCGACCGCATGCCGACCGCTGCCGTGCTGACTGCGGTGGCGGCGTATCTGCAAGACATTGCGCCCGCCACGGCGGATTGGCGCGTGGTGGCGCCGCTCCGGCGCGACGTGAACCCGTCTATCCATCTGCTGGCCGGCAGCGACACCGCCGCGAATCGCAACGCCGCATTTTCGGCGCTCATGGCGACCGTGCTGGCAGAGGTCAGCGAAACGTCGGTGCTGGCCATGGCCGAGGTGGATGCTGCCATTGCCACGGTCACCACCCAATACACCCGCCTCGCGCCGACGGCTGATATCTCCGTCGCGGCGGGCGAAGTGCTGGTGATGAGTCCCGTGGTGTGGGCATGAAGCTGACCACCCACACCACACGCGACTACATCGACGCGCTCAAAGCGCTGCTGCCGCCCGGCGCCGCGTGGGAGTGGCCGGAAGGCGGCATGGGCGACGCCATGCTGGGGGGCACGGCCGCAGAGCTGGAACGCCTGGAGGCCGGCACGCAAGCGGTACTGGACACCGCCATCGAATTGCACCGGCCTAAGTTCGGAAACTGGCACATCAGCGAATACCGCCGCGTTGCGGCCGAAGCCATTGCCGGCGTGGGCGAACCGATGCCGCGTCGGATGGCCGCCATCGGCAGCACGGTTGGCGACCGGCTATGGAGCCATGCAGCGCCAGCGCTGACGTTTCCCGTTGCTCTGGTGCAGGTGGATCACCTGGTTGGGCCGGCCCGTGTGGGCAGCCGCATTGGGGACGGGCTATGGGGCACCCGATCCCGCTACGTGCTGCGCGTGCGCTATTACCGCTCGGTGGTTGATCCGGCTGTGCTGTGGCAGGCGCTGGCGGCCTTCCAGCAGGCGCACGTGTTTCTTTGGTTTGAAGACATTACAGGAGTTGGAGGAAGCTATGCACCGGATTGATGGAGCCGGAAACGTCAATGGCACGTGGGTGGCTGAAGACCCTGCCACCAACCGGCCACCGACCGAGATTACGGCGGCATTCATGAATGCCCTGCAAGAAGAGCTGGCGGCGGTCATTGAATGGGCGGGCGTTCAGTTGGCCAAGGCCGACAACACCCAACTGCGTGAGGCGTTGGCGGCCACGTTCGCACAGTTATCTGGAGCGGCGTTCACCTCCATTCCGACCGCTCCCGCCGCTCCCCGGTTCGACAACAGCGAAAAGCTGGTGAATTCGGCCTTCCTCAAGGCCAGCGGCCTTTTGTATGCGAATGCGCAGATTGCGATTGTTGCTGCGCGCAACCTTGCCGCGACCGATATTGGTTCGCATCTACTCTTTCAAGCTACGACTACGCTCACGGTACCGACGCCTGCCTCTCTGGGCATGCGAAATGGAGATGCTGTCACCATCAGCGGTTACGGGGGCTACAGCGGAACAGTGGCGTTCGCTGGGGCGACGTACACGTATGACGTCGCTGGAAAAACAGCGGCCATCACGGTGAAAAGTGGGGAATCGCTTGTCCTGATCGCAGCAGGCGCGACGACTTGGCAAGTTGGCCCATCGACTGCGGGGATGGGGGTGATCGGCTCGTTCGGCGGCTCGATGGGTTCCAGCGGCTGGCAGCCACTTCCTGGCGGTTTGATTTTTCAGTGGGGGACGGCAAGTTTCACTGCGGCTAACGCCGATACGGCGTTCTCGCTACCGGTCGCATATCCGAACAACCATTTCACGGTCCTTCTCACGGGCGACTACACGGTTGGTAGTGGCACGCAATCGTATTACAACGCGACGCCGAATGGCTCCAAGAGCACATTCATCGCGCGTTGTACACCGAATGCGGTTGGCGCTCGCTTCTACTCGATTGGTAACTAAGGGATAGACATGCTGTACTCGAAAACTGCACATCAAGCCGGAGCGTCAGGCTTCTACTTTCCGAGCGACGCAAACGCTCCGGCTGATTCCATCCCGGTTACCGATGCCGATGCTCTAACCGCGATCAACCTGCCACTGGGCTCGACCTACGCCTTTAACGGCCAAGGGGAACTGACGACGGCTCCGCCGAGCGCGCCAACCGATGAGCAGTTGCTGGCCCAAGCCAAGGCTGCGCGGCTGGCGAGCGTCAGCGCAGATTGCGGGGCCGGGATTTTGCAGGGATTCGTCTCTGAGGCGCTCGGCTCCGCTTACACGTACCCCGCTAGCGAAACCGATCAGCGCAACTTGCTCAGCGCAGCGCTGGCCGCGCAGGTCGGTGGTTCTGGCTGGACCACCTCGCTGTGGTGTGTGCCGACAAACGAAGTGGAGGGGCAATGGGCCTTCGTGCAGCACAACGCCGCCCAGGTGCAGCAGGTCAACGCGGATTGGAATACGTCCCGAGACTGGTTGCAGCAGAAGTATGCAGAGATGGTCGGCCGCATCGGCGTCGCCACCAGCGTGGAAGAGGTGGAGGCAATCACATGGTGATCGTCTATCCAGCATACGTGTTGGCTTCGCTGCTGGCTACGCTGTTTGCCGTTGTGGCTGTCAACTGGTGGGCACCCTTGACCTGTGACGATCAAGGCAACCTGCCGCGCTGGCTGCGCTGGTTTCAGACGTTTGATGCCTCGCTGGATGCCGGGTGGCGCGACGGCTACATTGCGCAATCCTGGGGCGATACGCCCCTACGGCGCTTCATGGCCAGGGTCTACTGGCTCTACCGCAACCCAGCGTATGGCTGGGACTATTGGCCGCTGGGTGTGGAATTCAATCCACGCGCGTGGCGTGTGGTGCGCTACATCGAATCCGATACGCTTACGCTGTTCGTGGCTGTTGGTGATGGATTCAACGTGTACTACCACGGCCGCTTCGGCATGCTGAAGCTGGGATGGAAGGCAGTGGAACTGCTGGGATAG